GGACTTGGCGGCTTAATGGGTGGTATAGGAGGTTTAGTTCTTAGCGGAATAACCTCTTTCCTAGGTGCCTTACTTGGAGGCGGCGGAGGAAAAGGCGGAGCGTTTAAAAAGTTTGGGTTGGCAGCTCTAATTTCAGCAGGTGTAACTTACGGAGCAAACAAACTATTTAATACAGACATGACCGACGAAGAGCCTGATGGTGGAACTGGTGGTGGCGACGGCAACGAAGCCATGTATACAGCAGTTAAACCTTTAAGCGGAAGTCCTAGAGTAACTAGTCCTTATGGTGAAGTAAGACACTTAGTATTTAATGGAAAAAAGAGCCCATCTTATGGAAGACCTCATGGAGGCGTAGATTACGGAGTTGCTACAGGAACTCCAGTAATGGCTGTTAAAGATGGAATAGTTCAACCTACTGGTTATGATTCTGACGGATTTGGTAACTATGTAAAAGTTTTACACGACGATGGATATACGAGTTACTACGGTCATTTATCTAGTAAAAACGTACCTGAAGGTTCTTCTATAAAAGCTGGACAAGTTGTTGGGTTAAGTGGAAATTCAGGTAACAGTACTGGTCCTCACCTACACTTTGAAGTGCGACGAGGCGAAGCTAAAGTAGACCCAATTGGATATTTAAGTGGAGCAGCTTCTTTAGACTCTAGTTCTGCTTCAAGTGTTTACGCAGCAAATGCTATAGCAGACGTTGGAGTATCAGGAACATCGCTATTTGACATGAAATCAGGAACTCCGTTGTTTGCAAAACCACAAGGTGGAGGAGACACTGGTGGAGGCAGCACCCACACTAACTATGGTGGAGTAGTTGTAAACATTAACGTGCCTAAAGGAACTGCAATTGATGAAAAGAAACTTGCAAGAGAAGTTAAAAACATACTCATTAACGAAGACTCTATTAGAATGGCGGTGAGTAGATAATGCCATTTCCTTTGATACCTGTTGTAATAGGGGCCGTTCGAATAGGAGTTGGAGTAGCCGCTAAACAACTTGCAAAAAACCAAGTAAAAAGAGCTGCAGCAGTAACTGCTAAAGGTGCTGCTAAATCAGCTAAAGCAGCAAAGCCTGGAACCAGCAAAATTACAAAAACTGCAAGTGGGTACGCTGTTGGCAGCGCTGCTTCAAAAGTACTTACAAAAAAAGCACTTGGAAGAGCAGCTACAGTAGCTACCGTAGGTACTATTGTTATTCCACCGCTAGTTGATAAAATTTCTAAAAAGGATACTAAGTCAACCTCAAATGACGGTAAAGATAAAACTAAAACTACTACAAAAGACAAAACTAAAGCTGAAACTGCTAAGGATGGAGACACTACTCCGTCTCCTCAGCCAGAAGCTGACCCAAGTGAATACAAATGGAACTTGCCTCCTCACAAATGGAGTATGCCTTTAACCCCTACTCTTGTTAATAATGTTGGTGGTGGGTATAACGACTTTGGAAAACCAAATCGCTCTAGCGAAGCTTATCGTCGTGGGCGCCTATGGTGGAACTCAAGCGCAAACTTAGATATTACAGTTGGCTCTTCAGATTCAAGTAGCGACGCACAAAAAATAGCAAAACAAGCTTCTGATAATGAAAGAAAGTACGGTTTCCAATTCCTATGGAATCCAGAGTCATTTTCAACAGCTGTTCAAGTACAAATGGAAACAACTCCAGATGTAAAAGATATGTTCTTATCTTTAGTAGCCGCTTTCCCAGCTACTGAAACAATTACATTTAACATTGTCTTAGATAGAACTAACGACTTTGCTTGTGCAAACGCTAAATTTGAACGACCAGGATTAAACACTTCAAACATTTATGGGGTGCCTGCTGCTCAAGTATCTCAATATAGACCTGACCAGTCTTACGACAATAAAGTTACAGAGAGAGGGCTATTAAGAAACTCAGTAAGAGAGTTCTCTGAATACTACAGTGGTAATACTTCGTTTCAAACTAGTGCTGAAGAATTAGAAGACAAGTTAATTGACCTGTTTGAAAGAGGCACTATCTCAGATGTTGAGTACTTGTACAGAGCTATTAATGGTCCTGGAACAGGTGATACTGTGTGGACTAACCGACGAGGAATACAAACAGCTGATATTGGCTTTTTAATGCCTACACTGTTAAATATTGATATTGGACCTCTTGCTTACAAGGGGTACGTCACCAGCCTAGGAGTTCAACACATGAGGTTTACCCCTGACATGATTCCTATTTCTACAAATGTATCAATATCATTGAACGTCCTTGCAACTGCAGGGCTTACAAGCAGGAAGGTATAAGAATGCCAATTAGACTAGGTTCACGGTATGAACTTTCTGTTGTTGATTTTATTTCTTTTGAACCTGATGAAGATGCATACCCAGTTGTTTTTTATGAATTTGATGAACTAGGTATTCTTACATATCAAGAATATCCATATAAACAAGGAGAACGACTAGACAATATTGCTATGAAATTTTATGGCAAACCTGGTTTTTGGTGGGTAATTATGGAAGCTAACCCTGAAATTGAAGATATACAAAATATTCCAGCTGGTACATTACTAAGGATTCCTCGTGTTTAATAGTGTAAAAGTTAGTTTTCCTACCAGCTCTGCTCAACCAGACCGTGTTCACACAGCCTATATTAAACAAGGGCTGTTTAATCATGAGTTTGCAACTATTCAATTTCGTGATTGGGGGGTAGACGTATCCCGAGTTAAGCCAGGAACCCCTATAACTTTAAACATTGGAAAACGAGAGTTTGTTGGGTATGTTCATGACATTAAAGCTGATATGACTGGAGCTTCTAACTTTATTGAAGTTTCAGCAATTGGAGCTTCTTATGTTATGCGTCAAGCTAGTCAGGATGTGTTTAGGAATGTTACCGCTAGTGAGATTGCTCAAAAAATTGCCGTAGAAAACGGATTTTCTTACAAAATTGAACCTCATCCAAGAGTGTATCCTCAAATTTCTCAAGCAGGATTGACTGACTGGGAGTTTTTAAGAAAATTAGCAAAACAGTGTGGATACAGCTTAAACGTAGAAGGAACCACCTTATATTTTCAACCTCATTTAAAAGAGTTTACCGAAAACATTTCTGAAGCCTTATATTTTACTCGAGGCGAATACGGAATTAAAAGCGCTCAGCACATATACGAATTTAACCCTGTAATTGGAGAAACTTTGTCTCACGGGTTGTCAGATAAGTCTGCAACTGCGGTTACTGGAATAGACCCAAGAACTGCTGAATTAATTCAAGTTACAAAACAAAGACGCTCAACACCGACTAGAAAGAAAGCTCAAACCGAGTTGTTTGATAAATACGCTACCACGGTAGTAGTAAACGATTTTCAAGTAGCTACCTATGAAGCAGAGGCTGCTGATGAAAACTCTAAATTTCCTTACAGAGCTACTGCCGTAGTTTTTGGAGATTCTAGGCTTCTTCCAGGCAAACCTGTTTACTTAGATACAGTTGGTTCATACAGCGGTTATTGGACAGTTTTGGAAACAGAACATCGAGTAGAAGAAACAGAATTAAACTACTATCTTTACACAACCTATCTTGTACTTGGCACCGATTCTTTAGGTAGTGTTAACATAGCAGGAGTACCTGCATCTCCTACTTCTTTTCAAAATAGAGTAATTAAACCTAACGTTAGACAAACTAGAGAGGCGCCAAAAAATCAATTGTTAAGCTCTTCTCCTCAAATAAAGCCAACTTCTGATATTAGGCTAGTAACTTCAAGAAACAGAACCGCTCCTAACAAAAAATCTTTTGAAGTTTCTAACAATACGTGGTCTTCTAATAAAGGTAACTTAGTTGCTAAGAAAGCAGAGCCCAGAAGGTCCCCAGCTGTAATTTCAAAGATATCGAGGGCTAGATGAGCGACTTACACTACGGAATATATAGGGGCATTTGTAAAGAAAACGAAGACCCAGAAAACTACAAACGCATTAAACTACTAGTGCCACAAGTTTTGGGAAGTGCTTTAAGCGAATGGGCATGGCCATGTCTACCAGTAACCTCTAACTCAAACCATCCTGACCATCAAGAACACACAGCGGCGCAGATTGCAGCACTTCTAACTACAACACCTGTGTCAGTTACAGACTCAAGAGGGGACACAGAAACAGTCCCAGCTTTGACAGTTGTGGCTAAGGCAGGCGCAGGTACTTTAAAGCATCCTAAAAAAACAGATGCCGATACTGACGAACTTTGGAACGACGAACAAGAGACAAACACCACCGCAGAGCATTCTCCGCATAGACTAGTTCCAAGGATTGACCAAGGGGTATGGGTAATGTTTGAAGGCGGAGATTCTAATTTCCCAGTTTGGATAGGGGTATATTAATGGCAAGTTCAGCAATATCATTACCATTTTCGTTTAACTCTTTTGGAGAACTTTCGTACTCCACTGACCAAAAAAAGATTTGGCAGGACAGGGTTCTTTTAGTACTTATGACTAGATTTGGCGAAAGAGTCATGCGCCCTAACTACGGCAGCTTAGTAAATCAAACCGTTTTTGAAAACGAAACCCTAGCTATAGAGAAGGCAGAAACCACAATTAGGGAAGCCTTTAGCAAATGGCTGGCAACATTAGAGCTAACTTCTATGAAACCTGTGTTTGACGCTGTGCAAGGTTCCCTAGAGGTCAGTGTTTTTTATCGACTTCCTACTGGGGAGGAGGATACAGTGAAGCTAAAAACCGCTATCCTTAGTTCTTCAGGTGATTTAATTCAGGAGATAACCAATGGCTGAAAACGCTTCCTCTTCATATATCCCACAGGTGGATTACACCTCTAGGGATTATGAGACCATTCGTGAAGACCTTCTTAATCTAATCCCTAATTACGCACCTAATTGGACTAACAGAGACCCTTCAGACTTTGGAGTTACTCTGGTTGAACTATTTTCCTATATGGGAGACTTATTAAACTTTTACATTGACAGGGCTGCTAATGAAGGGTTCTTGGCTACCGCTAGCCAAAGAGACAGCATTCTTAGAATTGCCTCTATGCTCAACTACACCCCAACTGAGAGTACCCCAGCTACCGTAGAACTAACGTTTTCTAACTCTAGTGCTACAAATAAAACAGTACCCGCTGGAACTCAAATTGCTACATCTGTAACAGTAAACGGAGTCACTACTCAAGTAATTTTTGAAACAGACGACGCGGTTGTTGTACCTGCTAAGGTTGGAGCAGTCAACGGAGTTGCTACAGTAGACGCTACTCAAGGCAAAACATTTACTGAACTACTTGGAACGTCAAACGGAACACCTAATCAAATATTTAAACTGTCTCAGGAGTCTACTATTACAGACAGCATTGAAATTACTGTAAATGGAGTTTCTTATACTTACAGCCCATTTTTAATTGACAATAACCTATTTGACCCTGTGTTTACTACCTTCTCAGATTCTGAAGGGTACACCTACGTTCAATTTGGTGATGGTATTGGTGGTCGTATACCTCCCTCAGCTGGAACTATTAACGCAACATACCGGGTAGGCCTTGGTTCTGCTGGAAACGTTCCTATAAATAAACTAACATTCTTTTTAACAAACCCTCAATCTGGAGTAACTGTTAACAACCAGGAAGCAGCAGCTGGGGGCTCAGACCCAGAAACAACAGATTCTATTAGAACTAATGCTCCTTTAGCATTAAAAGGTTTAAACAGAGCTGTATCTCTTCAAGATTACGCTTCCCTAGCTCTTCAGCTTCCTGGAGTAGCTAAATCAATTGCAGAAGCTAATGTGTATTCAAGCATTTTGTTATTTATAAAACCATTTGGAGACCGTGGTTCTGTAACAACAGGGGGAGTTACCTCAACAACACCAATTTTTGATAATTTAGTTACAGAACTTTCTGCTTATTTTGAAGAAAAAGCCGCTCCTGGAACTGAAATTACATATTTTCCTCCAGCGTATGTGCCTGTTGATTTAGAGGTCACTATTAATTTGTTGCCTCAATACAAGCAAAGCATTGTTCAAAACCAAGCTCTTTCAGCAATAAGAGAGCTATTTAATATAGACAACGTGTTCTTTGCAGACACAATCCCTCTTCAATATATAATGAGCTCACTAAACGCTGTGACAGGTATTGATTATGCCACAGTAGAGATTCTTCGCAGAACAGACGCAAAACAGCAGTTTAATGTGTCTAATTTTGCTTTAGCCTCAAACGTAGCAACCATTACAACTTCTGCTGCACACAACTTTACAGTTGGTCAAAAAGTAAGAATTGCTGATGTAGTAAACGCTAACTTCAACGGGGTGTTTACAGTATTAACTGTTCCTTCTTCTACAACGTTCACATACGCTAAAACATATTCAGGAACTATCTCTAGCACAGCAGCTTCTGCTGGTACTGCCCTAGCGTTAGTTGTAGACACTGTTGTATGCGCAGTAAAT